ACGCCTACGCACTAAGCCACGGCTTCTTCTGCCCCCAGCTTTGACCCATTTTGAAAACTCATCTGCTGCGCTCTCATGCTGGCCACGGTTTAGCTTCATACGTAACGTAGATTTCTGAAAATTCCCTGACCCAACATTATATATAAATGAGCAAAGACTAGAGAACATATTCTCTGTTAGCTCCGTCTTGACAAGTTTTCTAATTGCCGCTTCAGAATGTCGCACTTCTCTGAGAAGCAGATACTCGCCTTGCTTTTTCGTAATATTAGGATGCTCAAGGGTAACAGCATTGCCATCACAGTCCCATGTAGACCCGTAGCCAATGGTTGCCCTTGCCGCACTGCAAAGATAGGGGGACTCTCGCCACCCTTCCCAGTGCTTAATAAGCTCCAAACCAGCTTCATTGATGTGCAGTAACATTAAAACTACTCCATCTATTTCCTATTGAAGCTACGGCTACCAAACCAGAAACTTACGACTGCGGCCCATATAGCCTGAAACTCGCTGTTCCATATTGTTGCGTATTGTATCAAATCCATCCAGCCCATATTTACAGATAAAGTAAGAGCTGCAAATTCAATAAAAAGGCAGTACGTAATTATCGGGCGAACGCTAGAACTCAAATTTATACACCACTGGCTAGATTTCTGAGTGATGCTAGAGTGTTCTTTATGCAGTGTTTCTGTTTCAGCTATATCAGCAGTAATATTCATCATCTGCATCTTTTGCTGTCCGATTTGTATCTGCTGCTCTAACTGCTTATCCATTAAATGTAGTTCATGCTTCTTATCTTGCTTGTCTTGAAAATAATCCATGACTTTGGGCAAGAAGCTAGTGCCAAATCCTAATACCGATCCTAATAAACTAAGCATATTATTTACTCCTATTGAAACTGTTATCTATTTCATTTTCCTGTTTCAACAAATCATTATTACTGTAAAACCACACAATTGGAAAGTTTGGCAACGTCTTGCATGCTACCACAAAAACTAATAATACTAAAATTGCATATTTTAACATCTTATTATCCCATGCGGGTTTCTATTTTGTGTTGGGTACGCTCTAAAATGCTTAACCTGGCTAAAACGTCCGCAGCTTCCCTGTGATGGCGTTCTTGGTTCGTTGGGCTTAACATGCCCGCTAATATGTCAACTCGCTGTGTTTGCGTCTGTATGTGGCTTAAAACGGTTGTTTCTAACTTATCAACGCGGCTATCAGCGGCTCTCGTTCTAGATTCAATATCTTTCAGCAATTCAGTTAATCGGGATATTTGACTGCGGGCAACAGCGGCAGTGCCAGCTATACTGAATAATATGCCGCCCAGAGTGATTATCAAACGAATATCAACAGAGCCATCCATATTACATACCTTTAAAAACGAGGCCGATAAGTAGTAAAATAATTGCTCCAGTGCTAGACATTAGAATAACTTCAAGCCGCTTTAACCTGGCATTAACGGCAGAGAATTGAAGAGCAATATTTTTACTACGTTCTTCACAAACCAAATCGTGGGCTTCGAGATTGGCGGCTAGTTGGTCAGTTGTTTTGCTCATTGTCTCTTACCTTTTGAACATATTCAATTACATAACCCAATTTAGCTGGGTACTCATAGCCTACTTTAATACGGGCGTGTTTTTCACTATCAGCAACACGTTCAAAATATAATACGTTTTCAAACTCAGGGCTTATCGTATTATTCTTTGGGATGTCCCGCCCTGATCTGATTATGTCTCTGATGACTGAATTGTAAACTCCAATGCTAAATACTTTCATGTGCAAGTCGCGTTCACGCAACGGTTTACGTAAATTATGTATCCCCCAATTGCGCACAATAGAGCTACCCCAGCTAAAATGCTAATATTTTTTAGCCATACAAAAACAGTGTCAAAAAACTCATCATCTTTTTTCTTTTTCTTGATCCTGTTTTTCTTAGCCTGTTCAATTTTCTCATCTCTAGTTTTGAGAATAATATCCCAAGTTGTAGGTTTGCCAGGTTCCGTTTTCCACTTAGCGTTTATCTCATTTGCCAACTGTTGGATCGCCGCTTCATGCGTTTTTTTAGCAAGCACCTCATCCATCACCGCAGATATGCTAGTAGAATCGCTACCATCTTCGCCTGTTCTTTGTCTTAAAACAGATTGCTGGTGCGTTTCTTTTTTCTTATCATCGTGATGGTTAAAAAGGTCGTCTAGACTTGAGCCAATTTGTTTTAAATCTGAAGCGTGTTCAAGCCCTGACCTAACAATCGAAATTAAAGCGATTGTTGCGCTGATTGGTTCCATCGCCTACTTAAATTCAACCCAAGCTAAGTTGTCTTCATCCCAAAGATAAATTTTATCATCATCTGGATAAGCTGTCGGTGGTTGCCAATCATCATTACCGTCTAATGCCCAAGATTCGTATGGTTGTGGGTTTATAAATTTGTCTTTGACAGCATCATAGGTATATCCAATTCCAGCAAATTGCTTGCGGATGTTGGCGTTATAGCTGGTTTGCTTCCAAGTGCCGCCAGTAAAGTTATTACACCAGTTTTCACCGTCATCTTCATGTTCGTCTGCAACAACAATAACTCGTAACACTATATTATTTGAATCTAATTCCGCAAAATGCGCCATTTTTTTATCCTATTGCTGGAATTGGTACTTAATTATGACTATGCCTGATCCACCAGCGCCGCCAGTTTCACCACCGCTGTGATTTGATCCACCGCCGCCACCCCCGCCAGTATTGCCGCTGCCAGCCGATCCAGACGCTCCTAAGTTACCACCAGCCCCGCCGCCGCCCGATCCTCCTGAACCTTGACTACCTGAATTTGCTGAAACAGCCGCACCGCCGCCGCCACCGCCTCTGGTTGTAGTTGTTGGGCCAGCAGAGGATCCCGCGCCGCCATTTCCAGAATTACCGCTAGAACCATTTTGGCCCGCACCGCCCTTTCCACCGCCGCCGCCAGTACCCGCGCCCGTTTGACTGCCGCCGTTGTTTCCTTGCCCGCTAGTACCCGCTCCACCTGATGAGTTCGTATTATATCTACTTGCTCCTCCACCTGAACCGCCACTACCACCAGTTTGGTTTGCCCCTGCTGCCTTTCCACCACCAATTGATGTAATACTAGAAAAAACTGAATTAGATCCCTTCGCTGCTGCTCCAGCCCCACCTCCGACTGTAATAGAATAGCTTGTTTGGGAAACTGACAATCCCGTTGCATTGCGATAGCCGCCAGCCCCGCCGCCGCCGCCCGCTCCACCCATTGTTTGGTACCCTTGACCACCACCCCCACCTGCCAAGACAAGATACTCTACTTGCGCAATTGACCCTAGTGTTGTAATTTGAAAAGTTCCGCTTGAAGTAAACGTGTGAATTTTATAATTGCCACTGGTTGCAATAGATCCACCAGTTGCTACCATGCCAGCAAAATGAATCCAAGTATTGCCGTTGACAGACGTTACATTGCTTGCGGTAATTCCGTTCCACTGTGCAATATCGTCTTCAGCTATTCCGTTAATTTGCGCTATGTTTGGCATTTTGCACCTTCTACGCTAAAATTACATAATCGCTGGATGGATCAAAGAAAATTACATCCGCAGTTACCGCAAAACCAACGGTTCGCACAATATCCCCAGAACCTGTAGGTTTGGTTGCTGTTATTGCACCTAACGTATTTGAAATGTAGACAGGGACACCAGGGGTAAAGTTAAAGGTATCGTCTCGCACAAAGCTGCCTGATAACGCAACAGACATTGCTTGCGTATCGTTTTTAGCTTCTAAAGAAATTGCCAGCATATTTATAGAAGTACCCGCAGCGTCTGCGTCTGCCTCTAACCATTTTCCACCAGACCCCATATAAACAAGATCCATAATAGTCGCTGAGTAACCCGACGCAAAGGTTGCTGTTGTTGGGCCTGTCGCCGTGTGATCGGCAGATGGTGTACCGTCTAACGGTTGAACCGCTTGAGCCGCAGGATTTGCAATACGCATGATCTGCATGGTAGAGGTAGTATCAAGAATCCCCATGAATATGTCTGAGGCCGAATGGTCACCCGCAGCTAATGCCGCTCTGTCATTCTGCACTGCAATAGTGGTCAGCCCGCTAATAGCAACTGTCATAGCACCAGTGTTTGCGCTAGTGCTTGCTTTCCAAAAAAACTTTTGACCAACTGCATAAGCAGTAATAGCTGGCGTAGGGGCTAAAGTCCCAGCATCAGCACCACCCGCCATCGTACCGCAATAAGCATAGGCATTAGCCTGTATTTGGCTTAAATTAGCACTATCCGTTGCAGCCGCTCCAACAGCTAATCCAGTTATCTTTCTGTTGTTAAACGGGATATTGCCAGTAACTGTGCTTTGACCATCAACCGCAATCGATTGGGTAAGGGCTGTTGCAATGTCGCTGTTGTTTGCGTCAACTTGGTCGCTGGAAATTACCGTGCCAGAGACAAAGTTGGGGTAAGGGTTCGTGTAGGAACCTGTTCCGTTTCTAGCCATTTTATCTTGCTCCTAAAGCGTCTTGCATTGTTGATGTTACTGGGGCATTCCTAGCAAACATCGTTTGGGTTATGTCCATTATTTTGCCTGTGCTTTGGTCTATTAAAGGTTGCACCGTTTGCAAATGCTCTAATGCTTGCCTAGCTTCTGCACCTCTTGGGCCTGTAAGTGCTTTTACCATTTCTATGTATACATCATCTTTTATTTGTTGTTTAGCTTCTTCTGATCGTCCAAGTATAGCAGCAATCATAGATTTTGGTGCGTCAACTACTTGCCCACTTCGTAATTGATTTATTGCCCCGCCTTCAACAATTTCGTCAACACCTTGGGAAGTGCTTCGCCTAACAGCCGTTGCTGAATTTCTAGCAACAGATGCCTTTAATTCAAACGCTTTCATAGATTCGTCTAATTGTTTAAAAATAACTTGTGAAGCATCTTCGCCTATTAACAATTTAACTTTTTCTCTGTTAGCGCGACTAGACATATCTTTTATAAATTTAAAAGCTTCTCTAGCATCTACATTAGTATCAGTCATAGCTATTTTTACATTAGCTAAAATATTATCAATATTTGATCGCAATCCTGTTGCTGCTTCTTGCCTTGCATGGTCAGACATATCTTTAACCGCATCTGCAACATTTTCGCGTGTTACATTAGATTTTAAAATTTCTGTACCAAGCCGCAAAGCTGTGTCGCGTTCTATTTTATCACCACCAAGTCGAACAGCTACACCATATTCTCTTACTGCGTTAGAAGTAGCATTTTTTATTTCTCTAGCTAGGTTTGAATACATTGTGCCGTCAGAAGTTTTTCTTCCAAAAGTATCTATAGCTTCCGCGCCTAATTTACCTAACGCACGTTTAATCTGATCTAATTGCTCAACGTTTGGCATTTCTATAAATGTTACTTTTCCATCTTTAGCTACATTTGCCAAAATTTGTTGGTTTTGTAATCCTTTTGCTACCATTTGTTCATTTGCTTTAGCAATAGCAGCATCCATCATCCGATTAGGAACCCTAGCTAATGTTGCCTCAATATTACGACCTGCATCACTTGCATAATTTATAGGTTTTGAATAAGCCAATTCATAGGCATCAGCCCTAGCTTGCCTAGTTCCTTCTGCTATATTTCTAGCTGCTAGGTTAGTACCAACAGGCGCTCCCAAAGTGTCATCTAATGCAGTGTTAATTTTACGCCCTGCTTCTGTGGCTCGTCTTTCAACAGCTTCTGTTGCTAAACGTGCCGCTGGTGGGCTTTCAACTATTGCAGTATCAAGCAAGCGTTGCGCTCCAGAACCAGCGTCTGCAAGCATAGCGCCTTCGCCAGCATCTTCTATACGTTTTGCTCCTGCGCCATATAAAGCATCATCAGCTTGCAAAGCACGATCTAATATTTGATAAGCTGGCCCTGATAAATTAGCTTTTTTTGCGGCCTGTCGAGTTGCGTACCGTTCTGCTAAATTTGCAATACCTTTTGAAACAGGCACACCAGCAAGACCAAAAGTGCCGCCAAGAGCAGCCCCCATCCCCGCACTTTTTGCTTGGTCTAGCGCATCGCCTTCACCTTGACCAAACCCGTAAGCGCCACCTTGTAACGTGCCGATGCCTGAAGCTTGTAAATATCTATTATTAAACAAAGGAGTTTTTATTGCGCCTTGAACTCCGTATTTAGAACCTTGTAGCGTTCTCATCAGATTTGCTTGAGGTAGTAATGCTGTAGGTATTGCCCCCGCAATTTCGGTTCCATATGCAGCTACAGGGTTGTCTTCTCTAAATTGTTTTAATTTGCTTCTTTCTTGTGTTCGCCTAACATCATATGCGTCACTAAAATTATCCCCACGAATTGTTGAATCTAAACCAGCTTTGCCAGCGGCTACCAATTCATCACCAAACCCAAAAGTTCCACCTTGCAAATATGACCGTGCCATTCCTTCAGTCATGCCTGGGCGTTCTGGCATAGGCAATCCACCATATTGACGTTTAAAGGTTTCTTGTTCTGTTTCACCAGCAACAGGTTGTGTAGCTTGTTGCCGCAAATAATTGCCTAAAGGATTGTTTTTAGAACGTGCAACGCTAATACCTGTTTTGTCCATGCCAGATATTTGTGATTGGAAATCAACATTATTTGTGTTTTGTAGCTGGTTAAAAGTTACCCCTTGAGATTCAACATAACTGTCTATGTCGCTTTCTGGAGCGCCCTTACTTATCATTATTTTAATGTTAGATTTTATTTTATCAATATCAGCCATTATTTATTAAGCCCATATTTATTAATGAGACTCTCGCCAACATTTAAACTACTGGTGGATGCTCTTTTTTTAGCAATCTTTACTAGTTCGCCAACTTCGTAACGGAATGCTAATAAAGCTTTTCTAAATTGTTTTTCAGATTGTGAAGTTGATAAGTTTGCCAAAGCTTCAGTTGCTTTTGTTCCTTCAATTTCTGTAATTTGCCCGCCACCTTTAAGCGTTTCAAATGCTTGTAAAAATTGTTTTCCTGTAACTTGTGCAAGCGCGGCTGTAAAATCCGCTGCGTCCGTTCCTTGTATTGGGCCGCCTACACCATACGGCAAATTGTCCAATATAGCCCCATAACTTTTTATTCCTACTGAATTTTCTAAACCAGGATGTTCTATGCCAGGTACAAATGCACCGTTCTTAATTTCAGGTTTACCTTTTGCATCTATTTTTGGAGCTAAAACTGCGTCTAAAGCTTTAATTAAATATTTAGAGTTGTTTTCAATCATAGGTAATTCATTTTGAGCTTCTGCTAGATTCTCACCTTTTTTCTTACTAGCCGCTGTTTGTAAAACTTTTAAAGATTGGGCATCTGCAAGCGACATAGGAGGAGCATTTGGTGCGGCAGTCTGGCTGTTTATTGTTTGAGGCTGTGCAATAACAGGCTGCGCTGGCAAAGAAGTTTGTCCAGAAGATGCAGAAGAAGGCGCGAAAGGACGGAATGGCGGTGGAATTTGATTCACATCAAGATATGCTTTGTCGTGTGCTTGTTTTTCTCTAAAATATGCTGCCAATGCTACTTTATCGTAATTATCGCCTATTTGAAGTTGGCGTTCTTCTAATTTTAATTCTTTGTTACGACCAAATCTTATTTCATCTTGTCCTTCATCATAAAGTCGTTTTTCATCTCGCGCATCTATTGCTCTCGTTCTAGCCAATTCCGCAGCTTCCAATGTTTGCTGTTGTTGCATAGCGCCCATAGCAGCTTGAATACGCGCATCGTTAAAATCACGGCCTTCTGGTAGTGCATCGCTAAATGCTTGCCACCCGCCTCGTTGTTCAGGAATATCAGGTGTACCCAATTCGCCTTCAACCATACCAGTGTATCCACCAACTGGAACGCCTGGCATTCCTGGACTCATCTTATTATAAGCTCCTAAAGCCTCTGCTATTCCTTGAGATTGTGCCGCTTCACGATCCCCTTGTGCTTTCATCGTGGCATAGTTCATGTAACCGCCAATGCCGCCCTGCAATGCCCTTGCCATTCCCTCTTGCCATGATTGCACAGGAGCCATGCTACCACCCGCTTGCATAAGGCTTTGAGCCATATTCCTAGCTGGTGCGTATTCACGCTGTATTTTCCCGCCAAGAAGCGGTTGAGATGTTGGATAAAATGGTACGTTCTTTGTTGCCATTATCTTCTTACCAATCCAAGATGATGATCAAATATATATAAATGACGCAAGTTTGCTGTGTTTAAAACTGCATCAGTTGCGGGGTACAATTCAATTCCGTCTTTATCGCCATAACCAAATTTGTCTTTAATTTCCATTAACTTATCCCACGTTATTCCATCTTGGCAATCTTTTCTGGCTATAGTTAGCCTGATAGCGCCATCGTCTTGAAATGCAGAAACAAAAAAATCTCCAATAGATTTTGTTTTAAACGATGTACCACCAAGAATTTTAGATGTAATTGGCGGGTAGTTTATTTCTAATTCTTCAACTGCATTGTTATTTATCATCAAACTCCACCAGCCGCCAACCCTGCATAAGTTCCATATGCGCCAGCGCCAGAACCAGCCAATCCAAACAAGCCGCCTGTCATAGCGTTATTCGCACCCATTTGCTGATTGTATGCGTTTTGGTTCATTGCATTTGCTGAACTTTGTGCGCCAATAAAGTCTGTGTTTGCAATTCCAGTTTGTGGAATAGCTGAGAATGTTGGGTTGTTGATTTGTGTGCCTGACATTAACGCAGCAACTTCGTTCAATGGCGCGTTTCTGGTGCGCTCATATTCTTGAATTGCCCGTTCTCTTGCGTTGCCTTGCAGACCAAATAACCTAGATTGTTCTGCACCACCGCCTGTGATAGCGGCATTCATTGCTGACTGATATGCATCGTTTCGTGAACGGTTTTGACTTTCCATTGCCTTTGTATAAGCATCTGAACCTACACCAATTCCTTGGTTTGCCAATTGAGTTTCTAAAGCTGTTTGAGCGTCTGCAAATTGTGGGTCTAAGCGTGAAGCGTATTGGCTATTTATTGCGTCGATAGTTTGTTGTCTAGCCGCTGCATCAGCTACAGGAGCGCCTGGCATACCCTCATACGAATATGGATCAGCTAAACTAGTTCCAACCCTTGTTATTTGATCGCCCGCCAACGTATTAAGCTGACCTGATATTGCGGTTTGTTGGTCAACAATAGCTTGCTGTTCTGGATTTAAAGTCGTTGTTCGGTCAAATTGCTGAATGCCGTCAACAGGTTCGCCTCTTTTTGTGTATACACTATTGCCATATGGCGTATATTCATTTACCTGATTTAATAAAGATTGTGCAACGGCTGTATCTTTGTTCATAGCTCCTTGCGCTGCCGCTGTTGCGTATGGATCAGGAGCCGCTGGTGCGGACGGGGTAGATTTACCCATTTAACCACCTCTTTGCGTTGTCTGAATATAAACCATACGTGCAAGCAGTTTTACCCTTTGCCGCATATGGATGTGTGCCTTCCAACAAAAAACCAAGCCCACTTAAAAGCTTTCTTGCCTTCTTGTTTGATTTTCTAGTGATTGCTGTCATTCGCTTAACGCCTAGTTGGATAAATGGATAGTGCAATAATGCCCTAACATTGCCAAGCGTGGCCCATCGCTGGGTCGCAGTGATGAAGGTTACTTCAACGTCAGTATGACGAAAATTGTGATAAATCGCAACCCCTATAATTTCACCTTCGCTGGATGCAATGCCAATTGATGTTAATGGTCTCGCTAATGGAGCGCAATCTGGGTATTGAGTTTCTGCCCACGTTGCTAGTTCTTCGTCACGATCAAAGATAAGTTGCGTCATTTTGGCATTAGTGCCTTGGTCATATCTTCATTATTGCGCTCCAACAACTTCATGCGGTTAAGAACGTCTTGATCCCATGTGACAAAGTTGCGGGTTCCAACATCTGTTATTTGAGCCATGCCTGGATCGTTAGCCCAATCTTTTAAAACTTCAATAGCATCTTTTGATTTGGCGTTTTTTATTGCAACTTGAAAATCACCACCAGCATCAACGAACAAATCAGAAGCTATATTTCCATAAATATCTCTGCTATCAATTGGCATCCCATTTACAAATACCTGTTTTGGATTGTTTCGACTCATCCCGTCAAAGTATTTCAGACCTGGGATGCCAGCTTTGGCTAGGGCTTCTGAGGCGGCTTGTCTGGAACCTAACGACATATCGCGGTTCGACATCGTTGAGCCTTCCATCGTTGAATATAATTCACTACCCGTATATTCGCCTAAATTCTTAGATGGCGGATTATCTGTCATTCGTTGATAGGCTGGTACGCTTTCCAAAGCCGCCCGCACACTCTCAGGCTGCTCACTCAAAGGCGCGTCCCAATCCAGATAACGCGCTATGTCTTCGTCGGGTAGGTCGTGCTTGTAGAGATATGAACCCTCGCCCATTGCTTCTTTGAAGGCTAAGTTTGTTTCTGGTTTTAACTCTTTTCCTAACCAATGAGAAAAAGCACTTGCCGCCATATCGCTTTCTTCAGGTAAATATTCAGAAGCGTATTGTCGGGCCGTTTTTATTTCGCTGTCCGTAAACCCTGCTTTTTTAAATGCTTCCTCGTCTATATTCCTGACGTTGGCGCGGTACTGCCCTGCAACTATGTCGTTCTCAGCATCATAACGCCCATACCCATAAGCCTGTGCGCCCTCGCCCTTGGACATATGCTTTAAGCTCTCACTCGCGCCCTCTGGCCCGTATTTGTGGGGGCCGCCTTGAAATACGTTTGCGCCCAATATAGCCCCCTGTGGCATATCTGTCATTCTGCTAACAACACCACCGCCCGCCATTGTATCAGCCGCCAAACCAAACGCATCCGTTGCCGCTTGATTCATTGCGGCTGGGTTGCTTCTATCGGTTCCCATAATGCTTTTAGTTTTATCGCCCACATCTTGAACGATCATATTGCCCAAGCCATAAACAGCTTTAGCTGGCAACGCCATCATTCCTAATGCAGTTTCTGGCGGTTGATATTGATTGTATGCATCGCCAAGTGCCGCTGCCATGTTTAATACTTTGCCGCCTAATCCATATTGCTTCTGGCCAACAGCTCGACGTTTATTCTGCAATTGCCCTGTATAATTGGACATTTGGTTAAAATCATCAACGCCAAGCGCTTGCCGCATATCAACCATTACAATGCGTTTCCAACTTGCCAGATCATGTCATATGCTGAAAATCTAATAGATAAAGCATTTTCCGCACCACGGATTGTCGGCGTTGCACAGTCACCAATTCCGTAAACCGTCAGCCAATCGGCAATATCTATTTCGCTTGCCCAATTAGCTTCATCCCACTCTGACGTATCCCACAAAGCAGCATTAAGTGACGTTGCAGACGGTACACTTGTTGGAGCAACATCAGAGAAATCAATATTTAAATCAATTGCAACGCCTGGTGCGCCATTTGATGTAAAATGTGGTCGGCAAAGATTATATAATTTATTTACGCCTCTGCGACCAAAATAGTTAAACGCTGGCTTTATTGTAAATTCTATATTTGCATCGTTGTCAGATGTTCCTGTATCGGCCTTGTAAACCACACCGCCTGTTGTAGCACCAAAGTATAGATCACCGTTAAACAACGCCCAGCAAGCCGCATTTTGCCCTGTAAATTTACACCATGCGCCTGTCTGTGTATTTACAACGTATTGTTGAGATACGGAACTGCTTAATGGGACGTTAAACAACGCATACGAACCTTGCGGATAATGAATTGATTGCCAACCAAAAACTGTTCCGTAGCTTCTAGCTGAAGCAATAAATGCGTTTTGTATGTTGTCAGACAATGCCTTACCAGCCGCGCCAACTCTATCAATCGGCAGCATAGTTGATAACGGAATTGCACCGTCCTGAGTTGTAACCATAACCTCAGTGCCAACAACCTCAACGCATCTTCGTCCAATAGGTTTACCAATGCTGAACGATGCACCGACTAAAAGCCAAGTGGCCGCAGTCCCAGGGTCATTGCCCGAATACAAAATAACTTCGCCTTCAGAAGTAATGGCAACAAATATGTCATCAGGGCCAGAACCACCATCTCTTGTCCAGCTTGCTAATGCCTGTATCTTTCCACCTTTTTCGCATAAACCGCCAAGGTCAAAAGTTGCTACAGTCCCAGCCAAACTATTAACAGGTAAATAACCAACGATTAAACTATCGTTAAAAGCAAAAAATAATCGACGTTGGTGAGCAATTACATCAACTATGTTTGTTGCAGTAACACTGCTTAATGTTGGTGTCGTAAATGCAGAACCGTTGTAATAAATAGGCGCATCTTCACCGTTGACCATATAAAGAAAATTACCGCCAGCCGTTCCAAACATAACGGTCTGCCAACGGTCATTAGATTTACCTGTCGCAATAGACGTTGATCCACCAGCCGCAGATGCGTCATATATTACACCGCCAGCAAATGCTAATAGCTTCTTCGTTGCTGGGCCAGAATACTCCACTAAAGTCTCAACCGCACCCGATCCGTTTCCCGTTGAATGTGAGGTATAGCCGTTTCTTAGCTCAACGTCAGTCAAATTAGGAAACATATTCTCTAACGTAATAGCCCAATCTTCTTGCATGTCAGCAAGCGAATCTTTAGCGTTCCATCCCTTGACAGGAGCAGGAGTGCTTGACGAATTGGATACTGGTGACTTTCTTGAGTTGTTTTGCAGTGGCTGGAGCATCACACAAATACTTTCTTTTTTATTATATTAATGTTACAATGTTTAGTTCCTAAAGGGGGTAATATTATGAACAAAAAACAATCTGCGTTTAACGCGATAGAATCTGCATTTTTTGTAGCCCAAGTTGCTTGTTTTCCAGACATTGTGGATGAAGAAATATTTTTCCACGATTTGCCAATAAAAGTGCAAACAGAACTAATAAAAGCACAGAAAAACATCTGTGCAGATTTTGGTGTTACGCCAACAGAAATATCTATGGTTGATGATGATAGTTTATTCATTTATTCTTTAAAACCCTTTCACGGGCAGCCATAGCCTTATCTTGCCATTGTTGTGTTACTGGTTGTATAATTTTATTTTGTCTAAATGACCCTTGCACTTGTGCAGGGGCAAGGCCACGTTCCGCAACTTTTTCAGCCCATTGTGGATATACGACACTGCGTGGCAACTTTACATCAAAACCGCCTGGGTAATTGCCCTTCATTCCCATAGGATATGTTCCATGTGGAATGTCTAACAATTCATTTGGTATACC